ACCACCTGAACATTACTGGATTTCACAGAAACCAGCGGCACAAGCTAACTCCTGTGCTCCTATTGTCATATCAGATTCTTCATACTTTGCCAATCCAGCCCAATCTACTTCTTTAGGCATAGCCTTTACAGCAGATTCATAGTCTGCCTTACCACAATCCTGATAAGGAGCTTGCTGATACGTATGTTCACTGAAAGGCAAGAATGATACTCCACTCATCCAATCAAAGTTTTCCCATACCCATGATCCAACTTCCATCCATTCATGCTCTTTAACAGATATCGTCACGGAGGGTTTATGTTCACACCAATGCTTTTGATAAGTAAGCCAGATTTCCAATTGCTCAATGGCTGTCATATCTGTACGAAACACGGCGCCTGAATCTACTTTCATAGGAAATGAAAAGACTGATGTATGACTTGGATTCATAACATCATCTTCAACTGGGAATCCTTGATCTGCCATAAACTGTGTAAGAGGATCTTTCTTATCTCCTCTTACGGTTCTAATATAATAGGGGTTATGACGAGCGTGAATACCAGAAGCAGCATCAACGAGCTGACTAACAGTTCCTGACGGTTTGACGCAAGTAATAGCAGCGGATACCGGAATCCCAATCTTTTTAGCCCAGATCTTATTAGTTTCGACAGCATGGTCCTTAAGTTTTTCTAAAAGTTTTTCTAGGCCACCTTTCTTTCCATTGGTAAGTTCATTATCCATGATGCCTGTAAGAGAAACACCAAGAAGTCTTTCTTCTTCACAGTTGACTTTCCAGTGTTTAGATACGTATTTAAAATTTACGAGTGTTGATTGGAATGTACCAAGAATAGTAGCCAACTCTACTTTCTTAAGAAGAGTTTTTTCTGTGTCGCCCGGCCTTACAACAACTTCACTCAAGTTACAAAATTCTCTATCGCGCAAGATGATTTCTGAGCACGGATTTGTTCCGTATTCATATCCTTCTGTATTACGCCTTCCATTTCTATTAGCCTGCTTTGTAGCCGACTGGCGATTGAACATTCCTCGTTCACCTGATTTAGAATCATAGAGAGCTTTCCACTCATCCATAAAGATACCTATGTCAGGCTTCTCTGTATATGCGGCTGAGTTATTAGCGAGTGCTCTTTGGTTGTTGTCTGTCCACCACTGTCCAGCTTTTGCATGTCTCATTCTATCATCGCTAAGATTAGAAAGAGAAATAAGAGCTGATCTACGAACACCTCCTACTACCACGATCTCAGCAATCTTACACACGATGTCATGGCATTCAAGTGATGTTAACTTGCGGCCCGCCGCGTTCTTAAACGTGGTCACTGTAAATTGGAAAAGTCTTTCCAGGGGCTCAGGACCGGAAGCTCTGCCTCCAAAGGTTTTGAGCGGAGTTCCGGCGGGTCTTACCTTCGATAAATCCCATTTGGGAATTTGTCCTTGGTACGATAGGGCAATAATTTCTTTATAAGCTTTAGCCCATCCTAGCTTACTATCTGCTACAGTAATGACAGTATCGGTTTCAAAGAATTCTTCTGCTACTTCAGGAAGTTTTGAAACGAACTGACGTTCAACAGAAAATCCTACACCAGTTCCATTCATAAGAACATATAAAATTTCATCAAACGCTTGTACTCTGTTAACTGCTACATATGAACAGTTATATCCTGCAATATTTTCTCTATCTAACGCTTCTCCTGCAGTCATGAGACAGCGCATTGATGGCATTACGCCTGTGCTTAGAACAGCTTCCTCCAAATCTTTTCTAGTATCACCTATTTTAAAATTATGCATCTTATTTAAATGACCGTCAAAAAAATCAAAATATCTAGAAACTGTCTCTGCCCAGGTTTCGCGCCTACCTTCTTCCGGCAGCCACCTAGAATATCGTGATAGATGGATAAATTGCTGGTACAAGGTTGGTAACTGGTTTTGAGACATACGTGCACTCCTAAGTAAAATGTCTTAGTTAAAATTGACTACCATGTTATTATACCATAACATGGGCACTTTGTAAAGGAATTAATTTAGGTAAAGCTTATTTTTTGCGAGCTTTTTCGATAGCCCTAGAACCAAACCAAAATGAAATGATTGCAGCAAAGATTGCCTTTGTGTCTTCATCCCATAAGAGCTTGATAGCCTCACTAAATTCGGTACCTTTTTCGATTGCGTCCATCAATAGAGTTATTTCAATTGTTGCGAACAACCCAAAAAAGGCATAAGTGATGACAGGTCTTACTGACTTCTGCAAGCCAGACATAAAACCTGTGCCTTTGGATATAGCTATATCATGTTCCATTAGTCGCTGATGTTCTTTATCTGCGCCCATGGTATCATACATCTTAAGATCAAAGTCCATGCCTTGCTGTTTAAGCTCGGCCATCATTTTCATCTTATCCAATTCATGTTTACGTGAATCTTTTTCTTTGAAGATGTCAGTTACTGCAGGAACTGCAGAACCAGCAAATCCAATTAGAGATCCAATTATTGAAAGCATTATTTTTCCTCCGCAAATTTTCTAAATCTTTTTAACAGTCGTGGCTTGGATTGATCCTTCAATCTCATATCAACTGCAACGACTTCTTCATATCCGGGATATTGATCTTTTTTCTTTTTCTTCTTAACAACTACTGTATCTTTATCATTCCCTGCGCCGGCGACGGCAGTGGTGTTCATACTTGGCATGGCTACATTTTCATTGGTCATTTGTATAACTCTCCGAGTGTTACATATACTTCTTGGTTAGTTTGCTCATGCCTCACTTTATAAACGTCAACACCAAATACGTCTCCAACAGGATAGCAATGTGGTTCCACAATTATCTTATCCTTTGGGTTGACTAACTCTTCAAACGTACTATTGACAATCTTACTATTATATATTCGATAGCGGCCGGGCGCGAGCAGTTTCTCGTCCATTACGAACCATTCATTCACACTTTCTGATAAAAAATCTAGAGGCTCATATCCGCACTCTTCTGTGATCTTTAAAAGACTATCATCACTAAGATTTCCATTTTCTTTGATGAGATATAAACCGGCAAGATAAGAAGCTATCTTAGACTTTCCGCCGGGTGCTTTGTTGATGAGTCTCTTAACGTTAAAGACTAATCTGTGGAATGGTGTGTATGCTGCTTTTTTCTTGGGATCGTCTTTCTTTACTGACTTGACTCTCTTACCATCATCATCAATAAGACCTAACTTGAAAGCCTCCATCTTATCCCAAGGCGTGACAAGAAGTTTCAAGAATCTAAACGTATATACTAGGTCTGCTGCTCTTTGTAAAAGTGCCATTTATATTTTCCTTAATACTTCCACTACGCTGTTGTCCATTGGAATATTTGTAAACTCATCATTTTTCAAATATTTCAAATAGAGCAGGAAGGGTTTAACTACTGGCCAGTGTCTTCCTTCCAATTTCAATCCTAAGATCTTTACACCGGCCTCTATCCCAAATACATTAAAAACAACAATGAGGTGGTTCATTATCAATCTCTCTGACAACTCACCACCATCAAGGTACCTGTTAACAAGTCGTTTAATATACTTAAACTTTTTTAAATCCTCTTCGAACTCATCAGAGCTCGCACCTAGAGGATTATGATAATGCTTAGCAGCATATAATAAAAGATTTTTTTCAGTTAATTCGAAGTTGTCATTCATAATTTAGCCTTTAGATAAAATAATATCTATTCGGCTAGTAAATGGTCTTCGAGTTCTTCTGCTAATTTAGATTTTGACATAGATCTATCTAAGTCTAAGCCGTATTGTGATCCAAGCGCAAGTAATTCGCTCTTGCTATAAGATGTCAAATCCTTATCATTAACTGGAGCTTCTTTCAAAACTTCAGGTTTTGGAGCTGGTGCTGGAGCTGCTGCTACGCCTTTGGTCTTAGCATTCCATTCATCAATCTCCGATTGAGTAATTTTACCTGATTTTAAAAGTTCCCCTTTAGGACTTGCCCAACCCCTAGGAGTTGGAACTGCGTCTTTTGCCCAAGATGGTTGTACAATCATTTACTTCTCCTTTTTCTTTTTTAGTGGATTCTTGTCACCAAGATTTCTGTCGCCAGATCTCATTGGTGATTGTTTCATCGCATCAGCACCGTCCTGCTTATCTTTGCCGGGATACTCATGCTTCTCTCCCTCATGGTCTTTCCTCATTTTCTTGGCACTACCAGAATCTTTACTATCTATTTCTTCTGGTGGAGTAGCACCTTTAGTATGAGCGTTTTCTTTTACGCACTTACCCTCTTTAAACTTCAACTTCATCTTACCAGACTTAACTTTTTTCAAGGTTGAAAGTATTCTCAAGATTGTAGCTGGCTTAATACCGTGGTATGACAATGTAATGTTGATATCCTTCCATTGAAATCCCTCAGCATTATCCTCTTGAATCATAGTGAACATCTCTTCATCACTATAATTTACATCATCGTCAAGGCCCAGCCTCTTTCTTTGAGCAGCTCTCCTGTCTGCATTATCTTTCTTTGCATCTTTACCGGCAGATCGAGGAACATTCTTAACCTTCATTCCTTTATGCATGGTGAACGCTTCTTCTTCTCCGTCCATAGACTTACCAATGGCCTTACGCTTCTTATGGAGATATTTATCAGATCCATCAACGTCGCCATCGTTATCGATGTCTTTGTCTTTGCGATCTTTGAATTTCTTTTTGGCAGCTTTAGGATCTACTTTATCCAATCCTTCACC